CGGGTGAGGTTGCCCATGTCCGAGGCGGTCATCAGCTCGTGGGCTTCGCCGGGCTGTTGCGCTTGCGCCGCTTGCCGGGCACGGAAGTAGACCTTCACCAGTTGGCGCTGTACCTGCCAGGCTAGATCATCGGTGAAGGACTTCACCAACATCAGATAGCCGGATTCGGTGATGAGGGTCAGGCTGGGCGCGTTCGCTCCAACGGCCTCGGGGAACTCTGTCCGAAATTCGGACAGACTTTCATTATCAAGCGCATAGAAATCTTCATCGGCGATAAACCGCTCACGGTTATCATGAAAACGCTTGCGCGCTGTTCCTTCTGGGCGGCCATGAACTTTGTCCATCAGCGTAAGCGTCAGGACGGGTTGACCCCGGTATAGGATTAACGGGATTTCAACATCGTGGGTAATGCGAACAAGTTGCTTAGTCATGATTGACTCCATAGTTTTGCGAATGAACCCCAAAAATTGGGGCGGCTGTGGAGCTTCGCACCTGCTATGGACAGGCTCCCGGCCTTACGGTACCAGGAACACCACAGCCGCGAACTTGGGCCTGTGGATTTCGGGCGAAAAAAAACGCCATGGGCTTACGGGTGGCGTTTCCGCCATAGAGGAGGTGCGAAGCTCCGGTCTTCAGACTACTCGCCCGGCGTGGCGCTTGTCAACTCAACTATCCTCTACCCCGCCACTATCCTGTACAGCGTCCGCCGCGATATCCCAAACTGCCGGCAGACTTCGTAATGATTGCGCCCGTTGAACGCCTTGACGATGGCCTGGTTCCGTTCGCTTTTGTCCAGCGCCGGTAGCCAGACCCGTTCGCCGCCAAAGTCTTCCCGTAGGCCGTCCACGACGAGCTGCATGAGGTCGGCCGCATATTCAGGCCGGACATACCCGGATTGGCGAATGACCGCCTCGATCTTCCACTGTAAATACTGGGTCGTCTCGGTCGTCATTTCATGTCCCCCAGCGCGCCGGCAATGGCGCGGGCGAGGCGATTGGCCAGGCGTTGTTCATACTGCGACCCGTGGGTATCGCGGGCGATTTGCTCCAGGTTCAGCCAGCGGCGGTATTGGCCGCGACGGACGAACCAAAACATCGCCTGAATACTGGAGCCGGACGCGAAGCGCACGCGCCGATAAATGCCGGCTGGCAAGGTGGATTTTTTGCCGAAATACAAGCCCTTCCCGCGTGACACGAAATACTCGACCCCCGCGCCGATGGCCGTCAGTTTCTTGCCTTGCCGTTTCAGAAACCGCTCTTTGCTGGCTTTGGTCATATTCGCGGTATAGCCCTGCTGGCCGAACGCCTGGAAATACGCGAGCATCTGGACGATAAAGCCGGGATTGGGGTCTCCATTGGCGTTTTTCGGGCAATCCCGGGCCGGCACCATGATCATGCCGGCCGGCAACAGCCCGCGCCGATAGAAGGCGCCCTCCATGCGTTTCCACTCCCGCACGCCACCCAGATACAAGTGTTTGAATGCTTTGTCCTTGCGGTTGTCGCCGGTGATCTGGACGATCGCGGCCGGATTCGTCACGTCCCTGGCCTTGAGGATCTCCAGCATGTTCAACGCGAACGGCGTCGGTCGATCAAATACCCGCTTCATTTCCTGCTGGGTGGCCACGCGGATATCAAACGCGACATCGTTGACCGCATTGAGGACCGCGCGCGGCAATTTGCGCTTGGCCAGGTCGGTCAAGGCTTTCTCGGCTTGGCTCAGGCTGGGGGTGATGGTGATTTGCATAGTGGTCAGTGATCGGTAGGAGCTGACTTTAGCCCGCGACCGGGCTCAGGCCCGGCGCGGCCGGGAGTTGCTCATGGGGCTGATCGGGCCGCTGGCGATGGCAATGCAGACACGCAGAGTCGGTCAGCTTGTGGTCATAGCCGCAGGCCATGTCCGTGATATCGGCATGCCAGGGGTGCGGCCTAGGTCCATCCGTCCAACATCCGGCCCGCGATCGTTCCCACGCTCCAGCGTGGGAATGCCGCCCGGACCGCTCCAGCGGTAGCGTTTTCGTGTTGGTCATTTTCGGCGGATCAGTTCAGCCAGCTTGCACGACACAATGATTTTCAGCGCTAGGCCTATATTCCAGAGATTTATCGGGGGTACTTTGGTCGCGGGGCTCATACTTCATGCCTCAGTACGTTGACCTCATCTTCCAGATCCTCGATACGCCGCACCATGCGCCGAATGACCGCCCGCGCTTCTTCCAGCGTCTCGCAGCAGTCCGCCACATCAAGCAGTTGTGCTGCCTTCACATACGGGCAATTCCCCGGCGCCGATTCACAGCGCGTGCCCGGTGGCGTCAGACAATCGGGGCACTTATCCATGGGAACCACCCGCCGGTCGTTCCCCGCGCGCCAGAATCTTGAACTGACAAGACGACCTAAACGCGGGCGGAAACATCTGCGGGAACCAGACGGTAGGCCGCGAAGCATCCAGCGCCTTCTGCAACCGCCGCGCGCAATCGTTGCAGTGCGCCACGCCCGCGCCATCGCAGCGCGCCACGTCTGACATAATGTAGGGGTTTTGTGTCACAACGCTTCCCCCCAGGCAGACAACTTTTCCAGCAGCCGGTCGGTCGTGTTCATGACCCATCCCAGGCCATCCCCGATCAGCGCCAAACAGCCGATGATCAGATAGCCGGAGCCCAACACCAACAGCAGCACCAGCGCACCCGCGCGAAATACCCATTTCATAACAGGCCCTCCATTTCCGCTGCACGGGCCATGTTGGCCCAGTACCGCACTTCTTCGGAGTCACTTTTTTGCTCGGCCGTGGGTGGATACGCCGCCATGATGTTGGCGCGGGCTTCGGCCAAGGCTTTTTTGGCAATGCCCATTTGCCGCTCGCGCAGCTCAGCTACGGCGGCCCGCTCTTCGTCCTCGATCAGCGTCTCGATGTAGTGCTTAGCCTTTTTCAAGTCTTCGATACGCATCACGCCGGGTTTTTTGCGCAGCAAATACTTCAGCGCGTTGCCCTCGAAGAAACTCAGGCTGTACTCCCGGATGATGTCCCAAGGTTGAATCCGATGCCGGCTGTAATAGTCCCCACCGACTTGATAGCGCTGCGCCCGCTCGCTCATGTGGGCCTCCGGTGCAACTGGCACACGCTGACCGGTTCCCGATGCACCGGGACTTCGGTCCCCGCCCGCACCAACCGCAGCGCCGCCTTCCACCCCGCGACAAACGCGGCCCGGGCCTGCGGGTCATATTCCGGCAAGCCGGCAGCCTTGTATTCCTGTTCCTGTTTTGCGTGCATGGGGTCTCCGTTAAAGGTTCCAAGATTCAGAGCCGAAGCCTTGCGGCTGTGGGCGGCGTTGCCGCACGGGCGGCGGCATGCTGGGGGCTGGCGTGGGCGCCGGGTCGTCTGGCAGGGCGGCAAGCAGGTCGGCTTGGGCGAGTTCGCCGGCCAGTTTGAGCCAGCGCTGTTCCGTGTAGGTGGGCAGGCCGAGGTGATGCGCGGCGGCAAGGTTGTAGACGAGCATGTCCAGTTGTTCATTGCGGCTGCCCCGCTTGACCAGTTCATAGCGCCTGGTCTTTTTGCCACGTTCCCAGCGGGTGACCTTAGCCTCGGACAGCATTTGCTCGTAGACCTCGATGGGAAAATCCTTGGAGGTATGGATAGCCACCTGACCTGGCAGCGCGAGGCGATTGAACAGCCAGTCTTTAGCTGTGTCGGTGCCGATCAGCCAGACCTCGGCGCCACCATGGATAGGCTTGCCCCGGTGGGAGTATTCGACCTTGCCAGGCCGGCCGGCGATGATGGGCTTGCGGGCCGTGGAGGCGCCCTTGACGGCAATGACGGTCTGGCGATGACCACCGAAAAACCGGGCCTTGCGGAGCCTGACGAACTCGTAGACCTCTTGGGTACTGTCGCCGTCGCCGGAATCGATGCAGACGGTGCGCGGATACAGCAGCGCGCCGTTCGCGTGCTGAACCGGTGTTCTCAAGATGTCATCCAGTTCGCGCCAGACCTCGGGCAGGGTGGGATCCCCGTACAGCATGTGGGTATCGATCAGCCAGGCCTCCAACCCGGTCGGACCGGGGCCCCAGCCGACCATTTGGCATTCAATGCGGTTGCCTTGTACGTCGCAAGCGGCGGTCAGCAGGCAGACGCCCACCGGGGCGATGCCGCGCCGGTAGTCTTCGGCCCGGGCCTGGAGTTCCTGCGGTTTGACGCGGGTGGCGACCACGGTCCAGCAGCGGGCCAATCGCGTGTTCCAAAAGACTTGCATCTTTTCCGCGTCGCCTTTTTGCTGGGCCTCTTCAGCTTCCCGGTGTTCCTGTGCGAGCTTCCACCAGGAATCCCAGCCGAGCGGGGCATAGAGGTAGCTAATTTCGAATGACCAGGTAGCCCCATCGCCTTTGTGTTGCGGCCGCCATTCGTGGCGTTCCAGCATCCAGGGCTTGGCGTGCTCTTCAATGACGCAGCCGTTGTGGGTGCAGGCCATCCAGGCCTTGCCGGCCTCCGGGTCGGTGTGGAGGTTTTCCCATTCGAGCGTCTGGTATTCGCCGCAATGTGGACAGGGCACCCATAGCTTGTGCTGATTGCCTTGCCGGTAAAGTTCGTCAATGCGGCTAGAGCCTTCCTCGGTCGGGCTGCTGGTGTAATAGCTCTTGGCTTTGCGGCCAAAGGTGGATTGGCGTTTTTCCAGCAGGCTGATGGGGTCGCCCTCTCCCTTCAGCTCGCGCAAGATGCGGTCCACTTCGTCGGCATAGACGTAACGGGCAGAGGCCTCGGACAAATTCGACGCGGAGCGGCCGGTGAGTATCCAGAGGGTTCCGCCCCTGAATTCCTTGGTATCGATGGTATTGCGGTTGTCGCGTGATTTCTTGGCGGCCAACCGGTTGCGGACTGGACCGACCGCCGCGGCGGTTTTGTCAAAGCGCGAGCTAACGCGCTTGGCCAGCTTGTCCGTGGGTTGCAGGATGATCATGTTGGCGGGGCTGCCCGCAATCATGGCACAAGCCCAGTTCAGGCCTACTTGGGTTTTCAAAAGCTGGGACGCGCCCTTGACGACGACGACGCGCGCTGGGTGTTCCGGACTGAGCGCACGCATGACCTCACGGGCAAACGGTGTCCGGGCCGTGCGATAGCGCCCAGGCTCCGCGCTGCCTAGTTCGGGCGGGATCATCATGTATTGATCAGCCCATTCATCGACCCACAGCGGCGGGTCAGGCATCAGGCCGGATTGAAATGCGGCCCGGTAGCAGTCGCCGCCGGGCATGGCTTGAGTCATCCAATGCTCAAGCATGGATCTCGACCTCTTCGGTACTCATCTTCGAGACCGCTGCTAGTTCAGCCCGTACCTTATCGCGGAGGTAGCATTCAATGGACCACGGGTCCGTCATCGTGGCCAACTCCATGGCCACTTTGCTGGGCATCACGTCCACCAGGGTCTTTTGCAAGATGCGGCCGAACTGATACGCCGCGCGTTCAACGCCGGCCTTATCAACGATCGTGCCGATTTTCTTTGCAAGCTCTAGCTCCTTGAGTGCCGCAGTAGCTTCCTCGCTGCGGGTCTTGGCGTCGGCATAGCTGGAAGGCGCCGGCGGTGTAGCTGGCGCGGCGCTGGCCGGCGGAGCGGACTGATCAACATGCAAATCAGCACGCTTGCGGGTGTGGGCGTTCCACTGCACATCAGCGACCGCCGGGTCGATCTTGCCGTCAATCAGCGAAATGCGCCCGGTCCTGATGGCTTTCAGCACGGCCGCCGGCGTGCCCCCGCTCATGCC